AAGCGCCACAAGCGCCACAAGCGCCACAAGCGCCACAAGCGCCACAAGCGCCTATGCAAGCACCACAAGCGCCACAAGCGCCACAAGCGCCACAAGCGCCACAAGCGCCTATGCAAGCACCACAAGCGCCACAAGCGCCACAAGCGCCTATGCAAGCACCACAAGCACCACAAGCACCACAAGCGCCACAAGCGCCACAAGCGAATGGAGACGATTTCGATAATATTTTCAACACATAATCGTTAGATGAGTAGAGAGTATAATTAAAACTCTCTACTCATCACTATTTAAGGAAAAATATATGAGTATATTAAGTTCTATGAGTGAAAATAAAAGATTTAAGGAAGATATTGAACCTATATCTAAAGAGATCCCACCTGGGCATCTGTCAACTATGTCGTATGCATTAAACGGTATTCTATCTGGTGATGTTCATTATGGTATTCAAGATAATACTATTACTGCACTTGTCGGTGCTTCTAATACAGGTAAGTCTCTAGTTCTAGCACATATGGTTAAAGATGCTATTGAAAAAGGTTTTGAAATAATCATATTTGATAGTGAGAGAGCAGTAAGAAAAGGATACTATGAAAAGATTGGATGTGATACTGAAAAGATTTTCAGAGTTGCGGTTGGATCTACATTAGAATTTAGAAATAAAGCATTTGAATATATAGAAGAGTTTTATAAAAATGCTACTAAAGGACAAAAACTTTTTGTGGGATTAGATTCATTAGGTAATCTTGCATCTGATAAAGAACTTGCTGATGTAGAAAAGGGTAAGACTGCTTCAGATCAAGGTAACAACGCTAAACATCAGAACTCTGCATTCCGTGTCATATCAAGTCTTGCAAGTAAGTATAATTTTCCATGTGTCTTTACTAACCATGTCTATGCTCCTATTGGTGACATGTTTGCTCAGAGAGGAACAATTTCGGGTGGAGCAAAAGCAATTTATAATTCACACACCATTATATACTTTGATCGTTTAGTTAACAAAGAAGAAATCGAAGATGCCTTTGGTAAGAAGAAAAAGGTTCAAGTTGGTATTAAAATTAAATGTACTACAATAAAGAATAGAGAATATCCTGAAGAAAAATGTGTAGTTTTAAATTTAAGATATGATTCTGGTATTAATCCATATTCAGGACTCTTACCATTTGCTATCAGAGCAGGAGTAATTGAAAATAAAACAAAGGGTTATCTTGTTACTTCAACTGGTAAAACTGTATATGAAAAGAATATGTACACTAGAGAAGTTTTCAATGAAGAAGTACTTGGAAAAATAAACGAATTCCTTCAAAAGAATTCTTATTCTACTTTGACTGATATCTTCTCTACCGATATAACCGAAGCACTAGGAGAAACTGATGACAGTGAAGAATAGTAAAGTGAAGGAAGAAAAACAAGTAATTGTTGAAGAAGAAGTAAAGAATGAAAAACCAGTAAAAAAGAAAGCAAAAAAAGTAAAGAAGGAAAAAGTAAAGATCAAGAAGAAACCAAGAGCGAAGAAAAGTAAAGCACACTACCTTGATAATGAAGAGTTTACAAAAGAGATCCAGAACTCACAAAATCTTGGTATGGTTACCGATGAACTTGCCAATATGTTTATTAAATTAGTAAATGGTGTTTCTCTTATGTTCAATAACCTTAAATATTATGGTATAGCAGAAGATGTTAAACAGGACTGTCTTTTGCTTCTATTGCAAAAATATAGTAAATATGATTGTAGTAGAGAATCTTCTTGTTTTGCTTACTTTACAACTGTTGTAACTAGACAGATGATGTATCAACTCAGTAAGAACCGGACATATAGAGACAGAGTATCCTCAATATCAAAAGAAGCAATGAAAATAATTGAGAAAAAGGAGAAGAATTTTAAATGATAAAGATACTTGGAGACTTACATTTTGGACTTAGGCGAAGTAGTTTAATGTTCCATAAAATTTTAGTAGATAAAACCAATTGGTTTTTAGATGAAGTAACAAAAGAAGATACTGTAATAGTTCTTGGTGATGTTTTTGATAGTAGATCTTCAATAGACTTCCGAATACTTAACGACGCAATTACATTTTTCAATAAGTTATCTAAAGTATGTAAGAAAGTTCATATTCTTGTTGGTAATCACGATCTATATTATAAAGAAAATAAAATAGAAGATGTAAACTTTAGGTTCCTGGAACTTACAAAGGGAATCAATTCTATTCAGAAGTTATCAGAGATTAGTATTGAAGATCATAAATGTTTATTCATACCATGGATAGATAATAAGAAAGCAAGAGATAAAGCAATTAAGAAAATGAATAAATCTTACGATCTTGTCTTTGGTCATTTTGATATTGGAGGACTTTATGGTGGAGGCGTAGAAGAAACAGATACTTCATTCTCTCCTGAAGACTTTAAAAATCAAAGTAATGTTATATCCGGTCATTATCATAAGAGAATTCAAAAAGATTGTGTGAATTATGTAGGTGCCTTTATCAATCAGACTTTTAATGATGTTGGAGATGTTAAAGGATATCATACAATAGATAATGAATCTGTCGTAACTTTTATAGAAAATGGATGTCCTAAGTTTGAATATCTTCCGATAAATAATTCCTCAGAATTTATTGAAGAGTTTAAATCTAAAAGAGATGAACATAAAAAATTATATTCAAATAATATAGTTAAGATTATATTGAATGAATATAGTAATGATAACTCTACAATAATAGAACTAATTAAAGGATTAAATCCATTAGAGGTTACTGTTGCATTTAATAAAATAAAAATGAATATAGATGCATCTGAGGTCGATTTCGAAGGGTTTGATCGTATGACCAATATAGTTAATGTTATATATGATTATATTGATGACGTAAAAAAAGATATTAATAGTGATGTGTCAGTAGATACAATTAAATCTATAATCAGTAAAAAACATTCAGTATATAATAGTATAGCATCAGTTTAAGAATATATGGGGATTATACAATCCTCATATATTTTATATATGTCTTCCATCTCTCCAACTTAACATACCAATTGTAAATACCATTCCATATACATTACCACTTGTATTTGATGATTTTATATTTAACCACAATGTTTCTGGTGTGACATCTAATCCACTACGCCCTTTATCAGAAATAACAAGAGGAAATACATATACTATCTGCTCACCTGACGTAACTGATTGACTAACAACTGAAGATGTTTCTCCTGTTGTTATTGATGGATCTGTAGTATATACAGTGTCCCCTTCCTTACTAGAGTTAAGGTATGCTGTCATTTCTAATGTACCTGTAAATGCAGGTACAAGTACAAGATTCAATAGTAATGGTCCAGAAGTATCAACCCATGGTGGAATAATAAAAACTGTACCTACTGAATCTGTATTAGAGTTAAAAGAATTATTGGCGAACCCTGCATTACAATTAGATGAAATATATAGATCTTTATTATCCAATCTACTATTCGCATCTTGAAAAGTACTCCAAGGAACACTGATACCAACATATGGTCTAGATTTACCCATCATTTCTCTATATCCATCTTCATTTAATTCTGTTCTATTAGAATGAAGTTTCCATTGTTCAAATATTGGTGCTGTTGTAAGTGTTGAAGTAATTCTATAACGAACCCAATACCGATCACCATATGATGGGTCATTATTTTTTACCCAATCATCATCAATATTTGGGTTATATCTTACATGATAAGATCCTGGATCTACTGTAAATAACATATTTGATTTTCTATAATACTTTCCTGAAGATTCACATGTCATTGTAGTAAATTCACTCCAAGATGATCCATCCCAATATTCTGCAACAATAGAACCCCCAACTTGTGAAGTTTTTATAATTGGTTTAATACCAAAAGATTTATGATAATCTGAAGTGCTATTCGAAATTAAGTCAGATGATATATAAATTGCAGAGTTAACATTTAGATTTGGAAAAGTAAATGTAGATCCAGTAAAAGACTTAACATTTGTTGATATATCTGTATATGTTGAACCATCATATGAATAAGCAATTAATCCTCTCGTATAAGAGTCTCCCTCTCCAAAGACAGATTCAGCGGGTCTTTCTGGAGAACCAACATGAAGTTCTCCTTTAATAGCAAGTCCTTCATCTCCTTCATTTGAAGAAATATGAGACATTGATACATCAGCACCATTAAGATATAATTTATTTTCATTAATTGCGAGTCCTGCTCCTCTAAATGTTATATTTGTACTATTTAAATATAAATCCCAAGAAATAGAATTTGATACTGAACTTCCATTTATTTTTATTATTGGACTTCCTGTAGAGTGCGAATAAATACCTTGATCACAAGAGTCTATTATGACACTTACCGCATTACAAAGAGCAGAGTCATCTATATATAATCCATAATCTGCATGTTGAATATAAGCACTAAGTACATCAATGTGAGATCCTACCCCAGTAACTCTTATTGCTGTTCCTAGTCTATCTCCTAAATCTCCTGTAATCCTAGAAGTATTGACAGTTACATCAGCACCATTTTCAACACGAATGGCAGTCGTAATATTATTACTATTAGATATGAAACTATTAACATTTAATAGTGTACTAGATCCTGTCGCATAAATAATATCTGTTGCTGTTAGGTTTCCAGAAACAAGGAGTCTATCAACATTGCATGTACCAGACTCAACTAGAACTGCACTTGCAAGAGTTTCTGTAGAAGAGATTATAGTTATACCATTAATACTAACACCTACTGATGCATTTACATGTATACCATTATTGCAATCTCGCAAAGAAACATCTTGCATTAATACCTGTCCTGCCACAGTAATATTAAAAGCATATCCAGATATCGTAGGACCACTCATTGCTACATTATGTAAAGAAACTAATCCAGATGAATTCTGGAAGAGATCACTTGATTCATTAATAGCGTCTATTAATACTGATCCAGTACTGCCTTCTCCCCAAATATCTACATAATTTTTAATTATAATAGGATTATCTTCTTGAAAAATACCTGGACCTACTCTAATTACATATCTATTATCAGAACTATTATCAGTAATTGAAGACATTGCCATCTTAATAGAGAGATATGGACTTTCTAAACTTCCGTTACCTGTAGTATCATTTCCATCTTTAGAAACATGAAGAATATGATACTCTTTTGTAGATTCACAATTAAGTAATTTATTATAACATTCTTCATTTAAATGATAAAATTCTGGAATAGTTCCAGTATCATCACCACCTTGTAATTCTAATAATTCATTATGAATAACTTCATGTGGGTTATTAGATTCGTTTACATGATAATATAGAAGATCTTGATTATCAGAAATATCTACAGAGTTTACAGCGACATCATCTATAATATCTTCAATTAAAATAACATCGTCAACTTGATCTGAAGTTAAATGAAAAAGATCTCCAGACGCACCACCTTGAATGTTTAATGTATCTTCATGATTTATAGTAAATAAAGACATATAAAATGGATCTATTAATCCTGCAGGATTTAAAGGAACTATACCATCGGGTTCTCCAATAATAGATTCTAAATAACTAAGTGTTACTGCTCCAAGTTGCAAAGCAGTAACCATATGAGGGTTAGTAAGATCATCTGTATGTAAACTTAATTCCTCATCTGTTGTAATGTCTGGATTAAATTTTTCTCCAGTAATACTGTTTAATTCTATTGACATAATTTATCCTTTAAATATATATCTTTTCACCATTCACTACAACAAATTCCCCAACGGAAGTGACATAGTTACTGCCAGTAGGTAGATCTTGATCAACTGAAGTTGGTTGAGATATATTTACATATACTTCCTGATTAATCATTGTTTCTACGTCTGTATCACAATCATCTTCAATTCCATATTTCATAGCGCAAGCATTACCAGTTTCACAATTAGTATATTTAGCAAGTACAGATGTATCTTCAGTAGCATCTGAAAGAGAAGTTCCAAATAAATAACACTCTGATATTTTACCATTATATTTCATCTTTTGATTTTTAGTATAAATTTTAACCATAACGTCGGAACCTCTTGAAACAGAAACGCCATTTATACCATCAAAGACTCCAATATTTATATTTCGAATACCACTAACTGAATTTATAGTAACAGGTTTTTCAGTTCCTATATTATTAAATACACTTATACCATTAACTAAAATATCTACATAAAAACAATTCTCTTGTTTATAATAAGGATCATCTTCCATTAAATTATCATCAAACATTGTCAAGTTAACACTCTGTATTAAGAGATCAACTGGACTTTTTATAGTATCCATTATATAATTATTTTTTATAACATCACTACCAGATCTATTCTGAAGTCTTAAGCATGTTTTAAAGTATGAAGAATTTGCATACCAACTCCACAACCCATCATAATAATTACTTTCATCTCTATCTCTATCAGGATCTAATTTCTCTTCAAAAACAGTCCCGGCATATTCTTCATAGTATACAGTACCACCTATACAAACTGAAATGTTATGATCATTCCAAACAAAATTTTCATAATCTCCAGGAAACACAACTTCTACTTCTACCTTTGTATCTTCCCAAATAGTTAAATCACATTCTGCTGAATAAGTCTTAATGTTTTCATTACGCCCTTCTGGGATTGGCATTATCTCTAATTGCCCACCATCTAGTTTTATTATAACACGTATTTCTTCACCCAAAGGTATTCTTTTACTTGATCTCAATGTTATTGTTCTCAATTTAAAATCTACTGGAGAATATGCACTATCATATTTAACATTAAAGTTTTTAGTTCCAGAAATCTCTCTTATAGCACTTGCTATACTATCCTGATTACAATCTAAGATATTATCTAAGGTAGTTAATTCAGCAGTGGGTTCAGGGATATTTCTATAATGACCTCTTAATGTCATTGCAAAATAATTTCCTTGTTGCCATGGTTCTATAATCATTTTTGTTCCTTAAATAATATTTATGTTATTTCCATATTATAACTATCTGTATATTCTGAACCATGTTCTTTTTCTGATGTTATAATATTACTTATAGTAACTGTATAACATCCTGGAGTAGGATATGTAAACCATTTTATAACTCTATTTTCATAAGGATCACCTTGTAGTACAACTTCAGACTCAGAAGAAGGACCAGTAATAGTTATTAAAGCAGAATCAACAGTCACTTGACTAGGTTTATTTGTAATTATTGTCCATTGGTGATTAGTAAGACTTGTATCATGAGAATATCCTGCATCTCCATTACAAGTTATATCTTCTAACCCAGAAGGAGTATATCTAGTAAGTATTACATCATACTCAAGTGGTCCACCTCCAGAAGAATCCGAAGACTCAGATGACGATGAAGAACTTGATGACGATGAAGAACTTGAAGAACTTGAAGAACTTGAAGAACTTGAAGAACTTGAAGAAGAACTTGATGAAGAACTTGATGAAGAAGACCAATCATTATAATCTGGATCATCTTCAACTGGTAACAACCCTATACCACCTTCACTTTGATATGCCCATCCAACAATATAAACTTTAATACCATACCCATTACCTTCTGCATGTTGAATACCAAATGATAGAAGAGAGTTGGCACTTATGGTATAACTAAATGGAGATAAATGTGGGTTTTGACCTGTTGCATCCATATATGTATCTGATACATCAATAGCATTAGATACTACATCCAGTGAAGAAAATAAAGTCAATGGTATATTCTCGTTAGAATCTTCACCATTATAAATACCTAAAAGATTAGTTGGTATTTGTGGAGACTCATAACTAGAACCGAAATCAAATAAGTTTAATTTAACACACCCATAAGTAGAAGGAGAATGTACACAAATTTTTATTTTCTCGACAACTATATCAAAATCAGGTGTTACTATCTTACTAAAAACAATATCGTTTGGATATTCTTCACTAGATGTATTAGGTTTATTATAAGCAGGAAATTGATATGGATAACTTTCATTCTTATATTCAATAGGTACAACCTTAGAACATAAAGATTTCTGCTCTATAGAAAAATTAATTCTTGTATCATTAGGAGTAGATGATTCAATAACTACCTTCCGAAATTCATCAGTGATGTTCGGTGGGAGGACAGTAGGATATATGACATCAATATTTGGGTTACTCATTTAAAATACCTTTTATTATTATTTATCTTATTTATTGTGTAATTTATATATAAAATATATTAAACTCTATTATTATTCAGACTTCATCCAAAAATCTCCATCTCTATCATTCCATAGAACATTCAGAGACTCTTCTGTTATGTCCTCATGCATGATCCCTGTCTCTCCAATGAAACCATTAAATGTTGTATCATCATCATATTCATCATAAGAAGTGATATTATCTTGTTGTCCACCAAGAAAGAAAGATGTATCGTTAGGAATATTTACTATATCACTATATAATTGAAGGTTTCCAACTTCTTCATTGTTAACATAAAGTATAATTTGCTTTTTGTCTGTATTCATAGTTGCAGTCATAAGACTCCACTTATCTAATATATCAGATTCAAGCATGTTAGTATCACCAGAAACAGTAAATATTTCTCCATTGTTATTGTAATCCATCTTCAAAACATATCTACTTCTGTTTTCATAATATCCAAATATAACATTAAATGATACAAAAACACCTTCTCCATTAGCAATTATTGAATAAACAGGATCAACAACATCACTATTGGGACCGCTATCATGTCCCCAATAACACCCTCTACAATCAATTACTTTACTATCTCCGACTTCATTACCATTCCAAACTCCAATAAGATTAAATGATAAATCATTATTTTGAAAATCATTGTTCAACATAGTCTCACTTATACCACCTATACCAAGCGGATCTTCACTCCATACACAAATACCTGCACCATTTTCTAAACCTGCAAATACATTATCATTAACAATAATAATATCTGTATCTACTGAAGGATAGGATACTGTAGCAGGGGTATACTTCAAACAAGAATTAAAAGGATAATCTGTACCAGAATAAACAGTCAATCCTGCAACTTTACCAGTTAGACTTGGAAGAACATTATTAGATGTAACTGTATTATCTGTTATTGTAACATCTCTACAAGAAATAATCTCTATTCCATAACAACTTGCACTTATATTATCTAAGAGAGTGTTAAGACCTCTACCAACATACCCTGACACTTCAGAACTAAAGAAATTAATATCATTATTTGATATGATAAAATTACTACTAACATTTTTAAGAGAGATACATCCCTTAAAGAATTCTAGAATTGAAACATCAGTGGTTATACTATTGTTCTCAATCAATACATCAACGATAGGAGTTGCTGTATCTTCAAATATCTCTATACCATGATTAGTATTAATCATAGTGTTTCCTTCAATAATGAAGTCTTCACACCCATTAGATATATAAATACCATACAAAGAGTTTTCTATTGTATTATTTTGTATTATATTATCCTGAATGCCAGAGTTGGTTTTGTTTATATAAATACAAGAACATACATCAGTAAAATCATTATTTGAGATATTCATATCTTTATTGTAAAATGTTGATCCATCACCGTATACATTAATACATTTTGTATCTTCATCAAAATCATTGAAAGAATTATTAGTTATAGACAATACACTAGAGTTTCCAGTGAGATCTTTTACTACTATACCTCCCTGTTCTTCATTAAGATTATCGTTTGATTTAATATATTCAAAAGTATTACTATCTATATAAATACTATCATACAATTCTGTTATTTCTATACCACTATAAATTCCAGATCCTTCTCTTAATTCATCATCAGTGAATAGATTATTATTTATATCTATCTCTCCTGAATTATAAATGTTTATTGCTGTTCTTGCATCTGCTTCGATAGACCCAGTATAATCATAAGAACTCAATATATTAGAGAATAGATTGTATTTTACTATACCATTATCTGTACTATGAAAATAAACTGGTTGAGCGGTCACGTTATGAAATAAAATACCATTCACTTCACAGTTAGAACCTTCAATTTTTATTATTGGTATCTCTATTAACTCTACATCTGGAATGGTAGATGTATAATCTGAAAATAAATCTCCCACTATACTATGTTCTTCTGGATCATAAATTGATAAATTGAATGAATCTAATGAATTTTTAGTAATTAGATTTGGATCAGAGTCTTTGTTAGTCCCATATATCTTTACATTGTCTCTTGTTATTGTACATTCTATATCATTAACATCATAATCACCTACAATAAGAGTAATACTAGCATCTTCTACTATAGTATCACCTACAGTATCTATTATAATTTGATCGTGTGCCTTTTGTAGTGTTAAAAAAGGTAATAATATAGTTCCATCACCTGTTGAATCATCACCTAAAGGACTAATATAATATTCGTACATTTAAACTCCAATTAATTATGCAATAGAAGTTACTCTAATTACTATTCCTGGTATAATAGAATAACTATTATCTGGTATTTCAAGAGTAATCTCATCTCCAACACTATATCCTGATCCTTGACTCGTTATTGAACTAGAATATGCTTTATAATTATTCCATGTAGAACTAAGTGTTACATCCATTTCAAAACCAACACCGCTCCCAGTAGTAGAATATTGAATTGCTGATGTTCCTCCAGTAGTTTCTACAGTATGACCACTAGAAACACCTACAATACCTGTAACTCCACCAGTTGCCTCTTCACTGTCACTTGAAGAATCAGAAGAACTTGAAGAGTCGTTATATTCTGATCCTTCTCGTTCTAAATATATTCTATAAGAACAATTTTCGTTATTCAGATCTTTTATCCACTTTGAACACATGACCCATTCGTTGTCTATTGGTAGACTTTCATATGAGTCTACATAAGAATCTATGTTATTCATATCCTTGATCTTAAACCACTGCCAGATAGTGAACTGATTCTTCAATTCTAGACCCATCTGATCCCCGTCATGGATTTTTAATAAGTTTTTAGTACTTTCCTCCACATATGGAATATAAATAGAATCTCCGTTAATTAGATCGCTTGAATCTATACTACTCAAACCCAAATCATTTGTGTTATCTTCTACATATTCTATTATATCACTAGTTAAAACAGGACTATCCAATGTACTACTTAAGTTATTTATACTTTTCTTATCTTTTATAAGATCTTCTTCCACTTCGTTTACATTCCATACACTTTCTAACGTGTATTGGTTTAAAAGTAGGTTACTAAACTCACCATAGTAATCAGTTAATATTATTGTCCAATCACCCATGATATTCATATTTGTATCAAATATAAAGTCTGTATCCAGAATTACTCTAGAGAAAAGAATATTATTGAAGTATAGACCAAATTCTTGCACGTTCTTATCAATAAGATCTGGAATAGTAGTTGAATTCATCTCAAACGTAAATCTTATTGATTTAGTAGCAGGATGACAATAATTAGTTACATTTAATGTAGATACTGTATTATTCTGTTTAGTCTTATCATCTGCATCTAACGCATCTATATTATTCATAGTGTAATTAGAATCACTAGGATATTCTTCATAAATATCTCCCCAGGATGCTACTTTTATAGTCTTACTATCTATGATCCCTTTTAAACCAAGAATTACAACATGCATAGCATTTTTTACTACTAAGTTGCATTTAGATAATTCTCTTCCTGAGTTCTTATCGTATAGTTTTAGGAATCCTCTTGCAATATTATTTTCCACTAATTTTTATCCTTATATAGATTCTATATTATTTAGTAAGTAAATTGTCAAATAATATATATTATATACTAGTAATAACAATATTTAAAATATCTTTAGGATATATGGATAAAGTTTCGTTGAAAGTATATGTATCAACGTTATTTTTATGATTTATCTCATACTCTCTATTTGGATTTTCACTATATATTTGATCGACTGCTCCAAGATTTAACTGGGCAACTAAGTTTGTACTATTTACTTTTACTGGACTATACCTTTTTAGTGTGTTCTTAAATGCTTCTACTTCTTCCCCCTCAATATATATAGGTGCCCCGGTGCTATCATAGTAGTCAACTTCTTTAAAATAAGTCTGTCTCTCTACAGTATCATTTCTAAAGTTAGCAATGTATGATATATTAGCATTACTTGTTTTTATACCCAAGTTTAAATTATAAACACTATTTTCTAATGAAATAACAATAGAACCTATTTCACTATACTTACTATCTGTACAGTAGATTAATAAACTACTGTCAGAAACTTCAACAGAGTATGGTACAATCTTAGATGCTTTCCTGGGAAAGTTCCTGAGAAGTCTTGTAATATTGATAATATTATTTTCCAATTCAAACATATCAGTTTTGATAGAATGTACAACAGTATTATCATTATCATTTTTATAAATATATGTTACGATAGGATAATCACCATAAGAATTAAATGGGTTTGTATCAACAGAGATAATATCAGATACACTACTTATAGGTAGAGTGAATGCAGACATAGAGAGAAAATACATCCCACACTTCATCTCATAATCTGTATCAAGAGTATCAAAAGAATTATCAAAAGAGTCTAATGAATCTAATGAGTCCGAAGAGTTACCATCTTTAAATTTGTCAAGACCCATAACAATCATATCGTGATTTAACATATAAGATGAAGTTGAATCACCACCACCAATGTTTTCATTTTTCTCCCATAGGTTTATAATATTATTCCATGATACATTCTCACCCTTAGTCCAGATCTTATTACCACTAAGTTCTATATTTCCTGAGTTAGAAATTATCCAATAATCTTTATGTTCGGGAGTTAATGAGGGTGGTTGTCTAAGAGAATTATTTGCATCCCAATATCCAACATTATTATACCCACTACTTATAGTGTTTTTAGTATAAGAATAACTAGGAATAAATATATCAAATACTGAACCTATTAACAAATCTTCAAAACCATCAGAGTCTTCAATTGTCTTCTGAAGTTTATTAGTTACATATCTTTCTTGCATAACAAACAAATCTGTATATTCTTCATCTATAACTTGGTAATCGACAAGAGAAGTATTATCTTCGTTGTAAAAACTTCCATCTCTTGAAAGAAATATAGTTCTCTTCACTTCTGGAGTAAGTATACTTTCTGGAATAAAAGTTCCAGAAGAATCAAGTATCAATTCTTTGACATCAATTATATATGAAATAACATATTCTACATCAGATATACCTTCATTGTAGTCATACAAAACATCTGTATCATCATATAGATTCAACCACAACCAATTTACACTTATCACTTCTTTAAATTTCTTTCCATTATCATAATCTGATAATCTTGTATCATTAGATATTGCCATACCTTCTTTAATCATATCATTTGACATTGATTCTCTCAATGTATTATATCTTATTCTTTTAAGATTATACTTATCTACACCTCCATCATCTTCTACAGTAATATAGTATAGATTATTAGTGTGATATTGTTTAAGTCTATCACTTGTATTAATAACTTTGGGTATAAACATCACATCTTCAATAGTATCAAAATAAGTTGGAATCACAAAATCAAAATTATCATCATATATTGATTCGTTGTCTTCATATAGATATAGTATATTTTCATTAAGAATGGCATAATAATCATCATTTATTTTTAATATATCTGACGCTTCTGAAATATACCACCAATCTTCTCTGGTACTGTCTGATATAAACGCTTTGCCATTACATAAAGATAGTTTATGACTATCAGTATTTAAAAATTTATTAATAGTTAAGGGTAGTTCAGATTCATAGTTAGTGTTTATTATAGTCTCATCTGTGATAACTCTGGGAGATGTGAATAACTTAAATCTCTTTCCTGAAACATCTTCATCTTCTGATTCAATAATCTCATCGAATGAACGATTTTCTGAATCATTATAATTGGTATTACCATAGAAGTTGAAAAGATTTTCTAAAAGAGTTTTAGTTCCCTTTGCTTTATGTAAATCTCCAGAATTAAGAGTAAAGAATTTAAAATATGGTATGATATTTTCTTTAACAAATATTTCTATATCGGGTATACCACCAATTTCTCGTTCTTGCCATTTCTTTATCATTAATGAAACAGTATCTTTGAAATGTTCTGTATCAAAATATTCTGATATCTTATTAAGAAGAATATCAGAATATATAGTTTCTTCACCATCAGAAATCTTTAAGTTATTGTCAATGTTTTTTTGGAATAGATTATCAGCATCTTCTTTTAAAACACTGTTAATCTTTATCTCATTAAATCTTTCATAGATTTTAGAAAATTCATTAGCAATTGATTGTAAAATAGTATCATATTTATCATTATCATGAAGTTGAACTAACTCTTCATTAGATATTTCTTTTAGAAAATTATAGAAGTTAAAATCTGACATATTATTATTCCTATTGGGTTATGATGCTTCCAAGGACAGGGAATTCTGATTCAAGTAACTCATAATCACCAAGTTCATTTACTCTTTCTTCCATCTCAGAAGATCTTGGTATTAATGTTATTCTTACTCTTGCTACACCTGGGATATCACTAATAGTATCTGCTATATCATTAGTATTTAGTCTATCACCGAGAGATCTATTTATAGGTAAAAAAGTATTATTAATTTCGGATCTAATTGAGTTCGTAACGTCATCCAGTGTTAGTATACTGGTTTCATCTTTTTTAAATATAACTTTAACATCAAACGTTTGATATATAGGTGCAATTATGTGGTTTCTAACTGTTATCATATCAATTTTATCAATTGCATCTAGAATAGTATCTTTTGTTTCAATACTAAGATATCCACCGTTCTCTGGTACCGGGACTATAAACACATCATTAGAATCTCTTGAGTTGTCTATATAAACATTACATTCACCTATTAATAAGTTTCTGTTCTCTTTAACAAGTATAGTACAAAGTATAGATGCGATTTCTGTCTCTGCATCAATAGTTGTATTATCAAGAATATAAATACCCTTAATTACATACCAACCATCAACATCACCTTCTCTATTACAGCAACATGATTCAGAGTTATAACCATTTGAATTATAAACAAATTTATCGAATCTTACATTACAAGACTCACCATTTATATATAGAGCAATATCATTTCCATCTACAGAAGGGTATGAACCTGAAGCGTCATCTTTATTTGGATTAAACACCTCGACTTCAAAGTGAACTATATTGCAACATTCATCAGAAGATGCTTCTACATCAACTCTTTGTTGTATTAAAGCACTCTGATCATCGTCACAAGTCCTTGTAGTATCTACATATAATGCTGACGATGTACCGAAATTAAGAACATCTGAAACATTCAGTGATTCAGGAACCAGGATTGTATCACCTGATTCTACAGTGTAATATTCATAAAAACCATCGTTTGACCAATCTGTTGGAACCTTAACATCATCACTTGAACCAACAACAGAAATTTCATTGTAACTATCAAATCTAGAGTTTGTAAATTCATTGTAACATGGATTATTAACAAGTTCTGCATCTATAGCACCATCATGATTAAATACATTCACATCTGTTATGTATGGGTATTCTCCAAGAATAAATGTACTGTAGTCTTCTTCTGTAACAAGTCTGTTCTGAATACCGTAGTACAAAGGAGCAAACTTTTTAATCCTGTCAAGAGTTTCTATGTTACTTCCATCAGTACTCTCACTTGCTTGAACTACTGTAAACTTACCTTCAATAGTATCTAGTTGATTATTTGGGTTTACAAAGTAAATAGAATCAGTAACGTTAGAGATAGTACCTGCTGATATCTTACCATCAGACCCACTGGTAGCGACGTACTCAATTCTTATTTTCTTACCTGAAGGAGGTACAAGACCAAAACTACCTTCCGCAAATAAGATCTCTAGTAGACCCTTTTCATTTATAAATGGAACAAATATTTTATCATTAGGTCCATTGTGGAACCAAGTAACTGCATTTTCCCAACGTTCTTCTTCGTTACCATCATTCATCACATATACTTTAACTTCTTTCCAATCAATATACGGATTAGGAATTTCAAAACTCTGAAGATCTTCTCCATCACTTACGTACTCAATAGATAAAGGTACACCTTGGATTAGTTCAAGTGATACTTTATTTACATTTTCATCTGAGGAAGATGCAGGATCTTTTATATTAATCAGTGCATCTGAAGTATTTGTGAATACAAGAGATTTATTTCTTTCATTTGATGTGTTTGATGCAAACTGGACATTCTCGGAAATAATTGCTGTCCATCCTTCATAACTTGATATGTTATCTTCTATACCCATAGAATCAAAATCAGGTTCAATAACAACTGAAGTTTTTGATGCAACAAACCCATGAGGTTTATAACCAACCAACCTCGCAAGCATATTACCTGTTTCGTAAAGATTACAGTTTGAAATGTATTGTTCGTTAGCACTACTATTTGCATAATTACCCATTATAGCACCAGTATAAGCAAACATATTAACTAAGTGTGAAAGAAACGATCCCTCAAAGTTTGCATCTTTGAATTCATCAGAAGATTGAAGAAACTCAGTTAGACTTTCCTTAATACCTTTATAATCTATATCTTTGAAATTTATCTGTTGATTACTTGCCATGATTTATCCTTTAAGTAAGTTTTTCTAATGATAGGGTTTCGTCAAAAGTACCAGAAGTAATACCATCTTTAACTAGATATGAAATGATAACTCTAACTTCTCCATTGCTTATATTATCTGTATTAATATCTATCTCTGAAATATCAATTGAAGGTTCATAAATTTTCAAAGATGTTTCTATTTTATTGATAATTTCAAACTTAATGAATTCTCCAGGTGCATTATTTTCAAATAAGATATCACTCATATTGGTCCCGAATTCTTCTTCAAGATTCTTTCCACTATTATTAGACACGAGTATACTATAGATAGATTGGTTTATAGCATCAACATCTTCTAACATCTTTAGATCTCCAGTTTCATCTATTTCTAATGAAAATGGTATATCTCTTCTATATGCGAATGGTGTATTAGACATAATTTTCCTTATTTTATATTATAGAAACTTTAATCACAGGGACAGTCACCTTCGACTAGAACTTCTTTACCATCGACTGTTGTATCTCCAGAAATCTTAGCGCCACCAATGATAACAACACCACCTCGGACATCAACACTTCTCTTTGCTGTGACTGTATTAATAAGATTTGAACGTCCTGTAACTTCAAGATCTTGTTTCAGATCAACATCACCGAATGCTTCAAGTTTCTTTCTTAGTTTAGAAGTACCAAGAACATCTAGTTTACTTTTAAGAACAGTATCATTATCAACTCTAAGATTTTCTCTAAGGTGTACATTTCCATCTACCTCTTCATCCTTGTACATATGTACATCACCTCTAACATCTAACGATTTTGTTATCTCTACATCACCATCTAATATTATTTTAGGTGATTTTATAGTCCATTTGATTCCTGATTTTTGTGTGACCTCATCTTTAATATCTATATCATATTTCCCATTTTCTAATTTTAAATTATAATCACCTTTCTTCAGAAATACATTCATGTCACCTTCGAAAATATCAGTTATTTTATCACCCTTAACTATTAATTCGTTAGAGTCACCTTCGTCTAACTCGTATTTTCTATCACCTTTTGTTATTGTTGTTGTTATATTCCCATCAGTTAACTCTCTATAAATATCTCCATCTGATAGTAAAGTATTAAAATTTCCATCAACTAACTCTGTATTCTTATTACCTGAGATAATTTGAAGGTTATTGTCACCTTCTACTATCTCTGTATTTTTATTTCCTTCTTCTATTCTAGTATTAACATCTTTAACATAAGTTTCATTAACCTTCTCAGCATAGTATCTATAAACATATCCTTCAACTATCTTTCTTTCAGTCCCAGGATTATGAGTTCTTTCTTCAAAGTGTTTTTCTTTTGCACTCTCACCTCTTTGGTCTTCATATAGTTGTTTAAGTTTCTTCTCTTCCTTATAAGTATCTTCACTTTGATCTGAGTCCAATCTAACAACTTCATGATAAAATTTAGATGGGTGAATATAAGTTCTTCTCTCCTGAAGTGCCTCAGTCTCAGTAATTTCACCTTGAGGGTTTCTTTCTGAACTTAGAAGTGGGTATATAGGTGTCCAATCTTTACCACCTTTATATACATCATCATTATGACCCCATTTTTGCTCATCCCATTCATCAAATTTATATCCTCTAACTGTATTTGATTTAAGACCTTCTTTTATTTTAAGTACACCACTATAACTTCCGGAGTCTTTATTTGCTTTTCCACCAAACGCAGTTTCTATCTTTTCTTTAAAATAATCACTTGGAAATATTCCCTGACTATCATTTTTATCACTCATAGGTATAGATGTATCACTTTCATGACCTTCACCTGTAGTGTTGATGTTCTTTCTAGTTCCAGAAATCCAATCTTGAACTGGATGCTCACCATCTTTATTTTCTTTATATGATTCATACTTAGTAGTGTTAGACTCAGGTGATGAAAAACCATTATCATCATCTGACTTACTGTAGTTATATTCTCCAAATTGAGGATCTGATTGGAATTCAAATTTACCACCCATAGCATGATATTCTTTAACATCTTCAATAGCAGGGAGAGATGCAAAATAAACAGGAGAATTATGATCCCCCGCTTCAAGATAAATGGCAACATGACTACCTATAGTGGGTACACCAAAAGATCCTATGTTTCTAATACCACCACCAACAATACCAATAGAAGTAGCAGGGATCGCCCAGGGTAAATCCTTAGTGGTTATATAGTTTTTATTATCACTATGTATTCCGAAAATACGAATTTTAACACGCCCGGATTTCTCCGGATCATTCACATTCTCAACAACACCTCTATAAATATTATTAAACATTTAATCTTCTTTTTATTTTATCCATAGTTTATCTAGTCTTATAATAGATACTCTTTGTTTATAATACTCAGATGTAGATCTATTAAATTCGTGATCAACATCTACAACCAACCACTTACCTGCTATCTCTCTAATATTCTCTGAATACTCCTCAGAACTTTTATATACTATATTTATTGTTTTCCCAGGTTTTATTCTATTTAGTTTTCCAGAAGTACCATTTATAAGTATCTTTGTATCAACCTGTTTGAATATATTTTCAGATAAAAGAGAAGATGCTTTACTTTTTATCATTTCGTTATCTTCTCTACCTCTTGATCCTGTTAAAGTATACATACCATAAATATTATTAATGGTAGATGGATCTGAGTAGATTTCATTTATCTTAGTTTCTGGTCTATTTAAATATCCTGTCTTGAAAATGAAATTTTTCTTTTTAAACCAATTGTATCTTTCGAATGTATTTCCACTCAAACCATTATTTAAAAGTTTCTTGTTTGAAATATTTGGTAAGTAATTCTGAACAAACAACGATTTATCAGGAATAGCATCATTAAGATTTGTATTAAGAACATCTATAACATCAATCTCAATTGCTTCACCTGCATTATCTATTATGTTTTTTATTGATTTAAAATGTATTTCATTTTCAAAAGTAGAATAACATAGATAATTTGTATTTGTAGAAGATCTACTATAACTTTTTAAATTCTCAATAGTATCCATTATATTCCAATTGGGAACACAATAACTATCTATTTTATATAATGATTGTTCACCTTCAAATTTATACTTACCTTTATTCTTATTTAGAAAAGTACCAACAAGTTCTTTAACTATATCAGAAGAACTCTTACCTGAAAATCCCTTTGATATCTTCCAATATAATAAGTTTCTATATAGAGGAAACTGTGCCACCGTTAACGTTACTCTATCATGTTCAGTTCCTATTATGTGACCTTCTGTATTAGATGCTATATTTATTATTTCAAATACACAGGAGTTTTCACCACCCTCGCTTCTATTAGATTTTAGATTTATTTTTAAAAATTCACATCCATTTTTATATAAATATTTTCGCTTAATACCAAATACATCATCAAACTCAATTGTACCAAATACCATATAACTGTTTAATGATTCTCTTAAAGATAATTTTCTAGGAAGATCTATTCTAATTGGTTTGTTCTTTTCTGTGATAGGATTATAATTCATATCAAGTAAAGTGATTACAGGTAATTCATCATAGTAAGTACCTACAGCGGTATTTTCAGTTATATTAGATTTTGAATTAGAAGTTGGTTTATTCTTTGCCATTAATATGTCCCATTTTTCTTTTTCTGTTCTTCTAATTTTTTAAGATGTTCATTATAGAAAGTTAATATTATATCAAACTCTGCAATACTAATATTTCCTGAATCAATAAATGACATTTTCTCTTCGATAAACATTCTAAACTGAGCATTGAGAATATCTATATATTTTTCTGCACTTAGATATCGAAGAAGAATAAGATAAAATCCGACATATCAACTACCGTTTCTTTTTCACAATGTTCACATTTAAACTCACCGAAACTCTTATAGAAATCTCTATCTGTATCTCTGTAAATACTTCTCACTGTATTAAGATTTTCGGATGTTAATGTATTAAAAATAGTTTCTCTTTGTTCTTGATTAAGAACAGTTACAACATCACCAATCTTATATGCTTTTAATGACATTGCATAGCTAAGCATCTTAACACTTACATATTCTTCAGTTGATCTATTTTGAACATATATCATATCTTTACGGGTAGGAGGAACAATAAGGAATGATAAATTATCATTAATCTTCAATGTTCCTGATGGTATTTTATTAAAATCCTTGCTATTATTTTCTATATTTTCTATAATATTTCCTGTATTTACTTTAATAAACTTTCCGCATTCTTTATTACTACACTTAATTGAAAAAGTACTATCAGTTCCTCTTGATAAACACTTTAGATATATTAATAGATATAACCAATCATAAACAGTTAAATCCTCACTCTTAATACCGTTTGTTATACATCTAGTTAAAATAGCATCTAACGCTAAAGTAAGTTCATTTTCTGCTATCGATGTTTTTATTTTATCTTCATCTTCCCCATCGACTTTCTTTACACTATTTTCAAACACTTCAAGTGATTTTGCAATATATTTATATTCATTAACAGTCATAGATCTAAGATTAACTGTCTTGGAACTATCAAATAGAAGTTTTATTGAAGATTCATGTAACTCTGAATTAAGTATATTCAAAACATCATTAAAATTAACGTTGGTGTTTGATAGTTCCTTTACTATAGGTTGTTCTATTGGGGTTTGTTCTTCTACAATAGGTATCTGTTGAATTCCGGTTGGCATTCCTGAATTTGGTACATTGTTAAGAAGTTCTTTGTTATCCATGTTCTCTCTCCCTTGTTTAAAATGTTATCAATACTATTTATGATGGAAAATGTCTTTTTGATGTATATATTTATAAAAAAACCCACACAATATTAATGTATGGGTTTTGATATTTGTAATATTACGAATGTATTACAAAGTAGTACCGCTTGAGACAGGTCCCTAAGATTTACCACCGGAAGTATAATAACTATATTGGATGGTAGCATCAAATACAAGTGGTGTATCCTTAGTTTCATGTCCATAAGTTACAACACTTATTCCAGATAACCATGCAAGATGTAGTTCATATTCACTAGCATGTCCACCACCTGATACGTTAGTTGGTGCAAAACTTTGTAGTTTAACACTACCCATATAATCAGCAGGAGCATGAAATACTGGACCTTCTGTATAATTAAACACATTAGAAATAGTCTTATACCATTCTTTAAGAACTTTATATTCTCCATCAATGATAAATTGACAGGACAGTGGTTCATAAGTTGGTGTACCTGCCATATGATAGTTCATACCAAAATACGATACTGTAACAGGGTTAATAGTCAAACCTGGAATAGCAGATGTTCTTACAGAAGCATTAACTAAATTTTCAGTTAAATTTTCAGAAAATCCTTGACCTGTAAAGTTAACCCTAAAATGATAGGGTCTAGCAATATCAGTAATTTCTTTTTTGAAATTCTCTATTGAATGAAAATTCGCCATTATTTATTATCCTTTATTAAATATTTCTAGTAATAAGTTCTTGAAGATTTACACCTGATCGAGTAATGAAGAATCTCAACCATACAAATTCAGCAACAGGAGTTGGTTTAATGTAAATATCAATATAAAGTTCATTGTTATCTATAACGCTATCAGTGTTATTGGTATCATCACAAACAACAATATAATCTTCAAGACCTCTTCTAGTAGAAACAAACTGGAGAATACTATTCATTCTAGAAGTAACTTCTTCTCTTGTAAATGCGTCATTAAACTCAAAGATAAAGTCTTCTGCAGACTTACGACAGTTACGTTTAAGAAAGTTAACCAAACGTCTAACATTAACTCTATTCAGATAACTATTCTTAACTTGAGTAGTCTTTTGACCATAGATAGTAATTTCATTATTGATAATGGCAATTGGATTAATATTGTTTGAGTAAAGTACATCTCTTGAACTAAGACTAAATTTCTCACGAAGATCAAGAACTTCTGGAAGGGCACCTCTTCTAGTTCCAGCAGGTGCATACCATGGAAAGTATTCATTGTCTACTTGAGAATATTTACCTGCTACAGTACCAGAAGGAGCAACCCAACGATATATACCATTATACTTATCATAAATCTTCAAGCGGTTATGATAAACAGAGGCATAACTTGATTCACCAAGAAGAAGAGTTTCATTAATCCAATTGGCATATGTTTCTGGAGTCTTAATACCTTCAGGAGTATCAATTATGGCAAACGCTTCACCATTAAGATCTTCTGCAAGTTGAGCATATTCCTTCTTAGCGGCAAGTGGACTATCCCCATCAATGATAAGATCAATTTCGACATCCTCTTCCCTGTAAATATCACAAGCATTAAGAATTTCACCAACTAATGTAACTTCTCCAATCTCACTTCTGTCAACAGTATCAGTAAAGTTTGTTAGATCTCCATTAGTACCACCATTTAGTGCTACTGGAAGCATTGTTGTTACTTCGCTCAGTTGTGCTGAAGTTGCTAACTTAGCGCGGATCACACTAGAGTTTTCATTAATAACATCTTCAACAAAGATTTTGATTCCATTTGCATCAAACGTTTCAGTATTTGTTGAACACTTAAAGTATTCAACCTTATCCCAAGAAGATCCATCAGTAGTAAGAACAAAAAGTCCAAACTCTTCAGCATTATCAGGAAGATCAGCAGGGAGATCATTCAGGAAATCAAATTTAGCAAGAAGATCTTTATAAGTTACCTTAGAAAGTCCACGGATAGTACCACTATTCCATGTACTCATATCTTCTGGAACATAAGAGTCTGATTTAACTGTTTCTCTCTGCATAGTAACACTATAAGGATACTTCTTAATGTTTTGAGCATCTTCATAACCTAGCAAGAAGATGTAAGTGTCGTTGTAAGAACTACCAGGACCCACAGCAGAAATTACAAGATCTTCACTCTTATCTTCTGAATTTATTGTAACATTGTATTCTAAAGTACTTGTATCTTCAGGATCAAAGTAAACAGGAGTAACAGTAGTTCCTTGCTTGAAGCGAATACCACCAGTATGACTATCTTCTACCCATGTTACTCTCTTCCAAGTTACGCCACCATCTATAGTTAACTCATCTACAGTAGTATCCCAAGACAGAATAGTTCCACTTTCTACATCACCATCCAAGATTGCTTTATCTAACTCTGCTTGAATATTGAAAGATGCACTAGTAAGACCTGCTGTAGTAGCAATGTACACTTGACCGTTGGATTCTACACCATTGAAATATTCAGTAGTATCATCTTCCCAACCATCATGTACAAGATCACCAATATTATACTCTACATTTCTATCTCGCGGATATGCCCTATTCAGAGTATTACGAGTATAGAATGCTTGAACACTCTTAGCACTAGTATTGTAATAATCATCTACCTCAGTTTGGTCAGGGATAGTAGATTCACCAGAAGTTTCGATGTAATCTGTAAGATCATTATTATAGATTTCAGGATCAAGATTAGCGACATCTGGAAGACTTCCATCCACGGTACCTTCGCTATTAATATCGAATCCAACAGCACTAACAATAGCACTGGGACGATCTACAACTCTTGTAAATACAAGGTTTCCACCTCTTGAAAAATAAGTACTTGCGGCAAAGAAGGTATTAGCAGTATCTTCACATGGAGTACCAAATAAACTTACAAATTCTTTTTCTGTGGGTACAACATTAATTTTAAATGCAGGTCCCTTTGATGCATTACCAATAAGTAATGCAGAAGTTGAAACTTGATTACTTACATAATCTGAAATATCAATCTCTTTAGTTCTAACAGCAGGAGATAATCCGCTTTTAATTGTTGCCATGTATTTATTCCTTTTCCTTAAGAATTAATATTTATATCTAACTATATTTAGGGTTTATATAATACAAAAATCAAATATTTTTTATATTCCGTTCCAATTTGGACCAATTACTTCAGTATTATCAATTATAACAGCATCATCTAGGTCATCTGATATATTAAAGAAATTAATAGGTATATGAAGAATAGGTCCACCTGAATTTTCAACAACCGGTTTATATATCCACCCCTTTATTGTGAAGTCTAAAGAACCTCTTACAATTCTCTTTTCTGTGTCTAACCAATCTAAACTAATATCTCTATTAACATCTCCAGAAAAATCTATCCTTAACTCTCTTGGTACGTCTTGTAAGTAGTCAACGTTCTCCTTTACTTTAACAATGACATATGGTGATAAAAAAGGTACTATATTTTCTGTAATTTGATGTATATGTCCCTCATATTTTGCAAGTATATCAAGATTCATACCAATATTATAAGGAATTGGCATTTTATCTTCAAATTGTCTTAAGTCTCTTTTTATTCTTCTTTTTCTATAAGTATTAAGAACTCTTTCTTGATCAAACCCTATACTAGTTATAGAGCATGAAAATCTTGGAACTTTTGTATCATATCTTGAAGATGGACTCTGGTTATCATATATTTGTTCTAAGTACTTTCTCTCCTTAGATGCATATACGATATCAATATCAGTCTCAACTCCGCCAGGGAGAGTAGAGATACTATCGTCACTATCTTCAATATCAACAACTTTCATACCTTTAAATAAAGACATGAATACTAAAACTTGATTACGTATACTATTATAATAATAAAATTCCTGATTAGGTTTTCTCATTATATTCCTTAGATAATTGCCTTAACTATTTCTTCAATACTATCCATATTTTCAAAGAGGATATGAGTAAAATGCCCGATTAGTTCAAGATGATGTGCTGTATGCTCTCCATCTTCAATAAACTCTACAAGAGTCTCATTGTTAACAGCATTAGCAATCATAGTTCCAACTAATGTATAAAACCTAATAGGTATTGCTGATCCAATTCCTTCTTCCATTGAAGATTCTTTTAGGTTTTTAAAGTTGTTTTTATTTTTATTTATAATACTAGAAAGTTCAACTCTCTCTTTATCTTCAAGACCTAATTCATCGATAATACTTTCAATATCTTTAATATTGTATTTCTTTTCCATTATGAACTCCTTATTTAATAAAATTATTTCTACATATATTTATGCAACATATTATATTATATAGACTTAAAATATAAAAAAATAGAATGAAATTATATATCTCATCCTATTTTAAATTATAAAGTGTAGTTTTTAGTTATTATTCTGTATCTTTTTCGAAATCTTCTGCTAATTTAATTAGATTAAGTGTATCAATTGGTTCATTATCATTCATAAATCTAAGTCTTGCATCCCTTGTTACAGCAGAAAGAGCATTAAAATCTTTAAGTACTTCAATCTCTGCCGCAACTAATTCACCAATTGCTAACCACTTATGTTCTGGATAACCTAACCTTGATTCATTCTCAAATACATTAGCAGTAGCTATATGCTTTCTATAACAATCCAGACATGAATCTTGCATAATCACCTCCTAATTTTTTACTTAAAACTTTCTTCACTTAAAGTCTCACACTCTCTCATTAGGTTCTTAAAGCAAGTATCAGCGCCTTTCATTCCCATAATATTACAAGAGTATCCTAATTCTTTATTAATACTTTCTTCAAAAACAAATGGTCTTCCTTGTACCTTTGTCATAAACTCACCATCTTTACCTAGAACTCTTTTGCTGTACTTATTTGTTTTATCAAGTCCTGGGAATGCTTCTGGATTCTTAACATTAGTGCCCCACAGCATAGCACCTTCACCACCTTTAGGTACAAACATAATAGAATCTTGATCCCATTTCTTACCAGTATCTCTTAAGAATTTTTCTAAATCACCCTTATCTCTAATATCTACAACAAAGAATGTATGCTCTCCAACTTCCTTCGCCTCATCAGTACCATAGTTCTCAATGTAAGAACCCTTAACACTTGTAATACCATATCCCTTACTTTGGATATATGTCTTAAGTGCTTTATTTCTCTTTTGGTTTTCTTCTTTTGATATTCTTTCATCACCAATTAGATCTCGATATGCTGTTACTGTACCAGTATCATGATCTTTCATATGCCTATGAACTCTACTTAGACTACTCTCATTAAACATATTATTCAAATCTTTGTGCATTTTTTCCGTATGTGTTATATCTAATGATAATTCAATATTTTTTTCTCTTCTTATTTCTTCTAATGCTTCCATAAATCCTAACCTTGAACTTCTTGCACCATCATTTAGTTCTTTAAGGATCTTATCTGAAGATGTATTTAAAATATTAATATCTTCTCCTTCCTTACCAATAAATTCTGCTTCTGCACCTTTTACACCTATATTTGATACTTTATATTTATAGAATTTCTTAAAAATATTACTATTAGACTTAAGAAAATCTAAAAGATATTCTACTGCACTAGACTTATTACCATCACCAAGAACAGGTTTCTTATAACCACCTTCTTTCATGATCTTTGATGCTAATTTAAATGTATAATCTGGAACATCAGTAAGAAAATTATTAGAAGCATAAAATTGATTAGAAACTGTTGCATCCATATTAACTCTAACTCTAATAAGTCCTAACATCATTCCAATAATTCGCATAATGTCTTCATTAGTATATCTATTTTTACCTTCTTTATTATCATCATACTCAGTTGCTTTCTCAAGAACTGCTGTTGCTTTCTCATCTAACCCTAATTCTTTAATATGCTTATGTCCTGTTCTTAATGAAATTTGATGCATCTTAACTGGAACAGATTTTCCATTAATCCCATTAACCCAAAATGCTTCATTCATATTTTAGTTTCCTTTCCAAATAGTTATTTTAATTCCAGATTCTTTAATCATAATATTAGTAACTTCAATACTGTCTTTCCATCTCTCTCTCCAGTATTTATCATTCTCTTCGTAGTTTCTACCGTCAATTATTATTTCTTTTATCCCTGTTTGAATAATCGCGCGGCAACATTCACAACAAGGATACCAAGTTATATATATCTTACACTCATCTAATGGTATTCCTCTCTTTGCCGCAAAATATATGGCATTTCTTTCGGCGTGTTCGGTAAACATTAGTTTCTTATTTCTATCTTCATATCTTTCATTAGATATATTTCTTACATAACCACAAGTATCAATATTCTTATCAAGAACACCAATTGGGAATCCATTAAACCCTGTTGATACTATAGTATTATCATTTGTTGTAATAACACACCCTACTTTAGTTGAAGGGTCTTTGGATTTAGTTTTAATTACATCAATAAGATTAAAAAAATATTCATTCCAGTTCATAATATCACTCCTAATATTGTATAAATTTCACATATTATCTCTTATAAGTGTATTATATATTATAAAAATTAGGTTGTCAACTAAAAAATGACATTTATTGGTATGAAAAAATGTATAAAAATAACATTTATTGGTATGAATTAAATACATGGGGTACAATGTATCATCTAGAATAATAAGAAGTCTTGGTACCAAAGACTATTGCTCAGATAGCACGCCCAACCAAGTCCTACAGCAAGGTCATCATTATTTCCATCTTCTGCAGTATACTTCCTATTTCCTGCAGTACTCTTCTTCTCAATGTATGTAAGGAGTTCAGATATAAGTTTATCATCTATAGGTTCGCATTTTTTATTTTCTATATATTCTTTTAACGCATTTATCATAACTGTTTTGGTGTGGACGTTTGAGTTGATACCAAACTGGGGTGAATCATCATGAACATAAGTATTCTCATAATAATATTTTTCAACCATCTGATCTACAAAACTTTGACCTATACCATTATTTTCAAATATAAATGCGGGGTTTCCCCAATCTGGAAGTATTTTAAAAGTTAATGAACAAAAGTCAGGAATAGTAATAAGATTAGATCTAAACGATAATGATTGGGAAAGTTTAGTTACTATAGCATCTGGTACATCTTCCTGGTCAACACCTTCATCCATAAACTTTTTAAAATCTTCTACGTTAGGTTCTCTCCATTCAACTCTGAATATTTGAGATGTACTATAGTCACTACCTGTACCCAAACCAATATCATTAGAAGCAATATATAAAGAACCAGGTCTGTATTCTTCAAACGTCCATAATTCTCCACCCTTCAGATCTTCTTGATATATTGGATCTGAAGGTACTAGATCTTTCAAAGCGTGAGCGTTAATAAGAGTTGAAGTAGAACCAATGAAAGAGTTACCATATTCACTTGCGTATCTTACAGGACCAATATCTTTAATCTTCTGTTCTTTCCATACTTCATCTCTTCCTGGAACTTGCCAGTAGTCTATTCGAATAGGATGGAATGAGTTTCTATTATTAACAGCATCAGTCCAAAGTTTATGATAGAGATTTCCTACACCGTTAGGAGTAGATACAACAATAATCTTATCACCCTCTTCTACTGTAGGTAAGTTAGATGCCCAGAAGTCTTCTGCAAGAGTACAAGGTTCAATAAATGCCATTTCATCCATAAGTAGAACCGAAACAGATTCACTACGGAGAGCATTCTTTGAAGTTGCCGCCGAAAAGATCTTCGATCCGTTCTCAAATGTTATTGAATGTTTATTGTATTCTCTAGTTCCAGGTTTTATCCACATAGGAAGTTCTTCGTACATACCCTTAACATCTGTAAGAATATTAGTTGCTGTTCTATCCATATTAGCGAGAATAGCACAACATTTATCCTCTTTGAACATAGCGTACCATAAGAGAAAAATACAAGAACAAGTAGTTTTACCTGATTGTCTGGATGATAAGATTACAGTACTTTTATTTTCAACTAAATCTTCAAGAAGACTAAATTGATAATCTCTAAGTTCTAATCTAATCTTACCTTTTTTGGGGTGAATTACATATATGTAGTGTTCAGCAAAGTATAAAATGTCATTCTTACACCGGATGATCTCTCTTATCATTTCTTCAGTATATTCGAACTTTTCACCTTCTTTAACTACAAGAACATTCCCTGCCATTTCTAATCCTCTACAATCTCAGCATCTTTAACTTCTTCATCACTCCCTGATATCAATTTCAATAGTTCTGCTTGAGAACCTACTGCAATTACATTAGTATTTCCTGATGGTTTATCAGAACTCTTTTCCTTGATATCAATCTCTCTCTTCTTAAGATCCGCTTTATATTTCTGGATTTCAAGATGTACTTTTTCGTTTTCTAATTTTGCTTTTCTATATTGCATTTCTGAAATATCCCGGAGAGTATTTGTTACTCTATCCATAGTCTCATTAAGAGTACATATAACTTTACCATTATAACCTTCTTCAAGTTCTCTCTCAATATAATCAAGAAGATTTATACTTTTCTCACTCAAAAGACCAAACATTGCTTTAACTTTTGCTTCTTCATCATAAACTGGTTTCAGTATATCGTTATTATATTCATCCTTTACTACTGTCTTTTCTGCAAGTTTACTCTTTATTACTTCTAATGAATTGACTTGTTTGAAATGATTATTACTCTCTTCATCGTTAACAAGATCTAATATAGATTCAGCATCAAACCCATTCTCAGTACTGATCTGCATAAAAGAATCTGATAAAGAATCTTTCTTAATTTTTGTTTCTCTTTTATTGTCTTCTTTTTTACTCAAGGTGTGAACTCCTAAAATAATGCTTCCCACTGCGCCGTCGGGAGAGAGTGGAGGAAACGACGCAGGGGAAGCGGATTAATCTTTTATGATACCTCTTGCTTCTCTAGTGATTCTTCGGAACAGAGAAGAGTTATCATCTTTCTTTAGAGGAGTCTTAAAATATTCTTCAATTAAATCATTGGGAAGTGTATTGATTAATTCACAAAGTTTTTGAATTGTTTTAAAATTATCACTACTGTTAATTTCTACATTAGATTTTTTATATTGATTGTATAAAAAATATCCCCCACCACATATACCCAAACCAATAACAATAAGAATAACCCAAGGATATGAATTAATAAGAATACCACATCCAATTAAAGAAACACCCATAACTCCACAAGTGATTCCTAAACGAAGCAATCCTATGAATCCTAAACCAACCCCTACTGCTACTAGAACAGCACCAAACACAAACAGTTGAACAGGCGCTGAATTTGCTTCCCATGATGTAAATAGTTTATTGATACTGTTTTCATCAATATCTTCAGAGACACCAACCTGTAGTTTAACTTTTGCATTTGATGGTATTGTAAGAGACTTTTCACCAATCTTAATATAAAGAGGTGGTGCTGAATCCAATTCAGGATACTTCTCTGGATCTAGTTCAACAGTTCCAGTAATATTTGAACTAGTTTCTTTTTTCTGTTTGATTTCCTGTGACACTGTTCCTTCTTTGCCTTTAATTACATTTTCTCCAAATAATCCAGACATAGAACATCCTGAAAAAAACATAAGAGAAACAAAAACAGTTAAAAGAATCTTATTCATAATTTATCCTTACAATGCGATTAAAATATAACCATCTGTATCTTTACTAGGAGAAACAGAAGTATTACGAACAATCTTACCTTTATTTTGAAGTTCTACTAGAAAATCCTGAAGTTCTTTTAGATTTGGAAATTCTTTAACAATTGCTTCTTTAAGTGGTCCTGGGAAATAAACATTAACATCTTTACCCATAAGTTTAGACATGATACCATTAAATTTTTCAGAATCTTCTACAAACATTTTAAAAATCTTACCTCTACAATTACAATTTGGTTTATTTTTGTAATCATCTAGATCTTCTGAAATTGATGAATATTCATATTTAAATATATCTATATTATCCATAACAACGTTTTGGATATCCTGATTAAATACAACATCTTTTATCATGATTTCTCTCCCTATAAAGTTTCTAATCTTACCACTCAGTATTATATATGATGTAAGTATTCTAAAATAGAAAAAATTATAATTTAAATGTAACACATCTTGGATTATTAAATGATAAAGTATTTAATACTGTAGAAGTTTTACCATTAAGTTTTATGATTTCATTAATATTAGTTAGAGCACAAATAATATTTACTCCATCCCATCCAATACCGTTAAGATACCAACTACTTATATTTGTAGTTTGTGAAATTGTTGGAGAACTTCCTGAGTGAGTATAAATGCTATCGTAGATCTGGTCGGCATCCATAAGATTAACACCATCATTAGATAACGTACCAAAGAAACTATTATGAGTCGCTAAATAACTACTTGATATGATATTTGTAACACCTATATGTATGTATATTCTCTTCTCTGGAGAAGATCCACAAGTTATAAGATTTCCACCTATTACTGTAAGTCCAGATAAACTAGTGGCAGTTGGATGAGTAAAACTACTTAATAATACATTACTGATTCCGTCATATATTCTTATAATATTTGAATTATTAAATAATATGATAAGATTACCAGTACTTATATCAATATCTGATATCTCACCAACAGTACTAAAATCAAGTGAATCTTTTAAGTCAGTAGAGAATCCATCGTATAAATTTAAAATATTATATGCAGGTAAAAGCATATCACCAGATAAAGGAACTAATGTATTGACATCATCTACTAATGAATCAATACTACTTGAATTATCTGAACTTTCAGAAATATCAGAATCAATACTACTTGAATCTGTACTAGATAATGATGTTAAATCAGTTACAGTACCTTCTGGATTTTCATAAGGTTCTTCAATATTATTATAAACAATTACTTCCCATTCTCCATCTATCTCCATCCAATCTTCAAATATAAAATCAGTATCTAAAGCAATTCTAGAAAATAATTTATCATTCATATACAAACCAAATTCCTGAACATTCTTACTTAAAAGATCAGGAGCATTGTTTTTGTTGACAGTGAAATCAAAACTTATTGATGTTAATGAAGTTATGTTTTTAACACTAACAGGTAAATCAACTACTGTACAATTTCCAGACTCAACAACAGGCTTAGAAAAACAAGTCATCTCAGACATACCATAATAAGATCCTCTAGGAGATTCTGGAAGAATATCACCCCAAGATGCTAATTTTATATTTGTAGAAATTACACTATTACTAAGTCCTAATGAAAGAATATGTGGTGCATATTTAAGTACTAAATTCTTCTTAACTATGACAGTATTAGTAACTCTCTCTGTTAGTTTAAGAATACCTACACCACTTATATTTATTATTTCTCTAGTCATTTTTAAATTTCCTTGTATTTATTTCTCTTAATCTTATTAAGGGCAACTACCATAAGGCGGAGGAGATGGACAAGTTACTGAGGATGCCATATATTGAACAGAATGTGAATGTGTATAATCATGGTACCCTGCGGAATTATTTGTACAAGATTCAGTTGTCCCTGAATTTCCAGGAAGTAAAAATGCAACCGATCCACCCTGGGAGTAGATGCTCCAATAATTATTAACATTTCTATTAGTATCTACTTGCAAAAAACCACTAAACCAGGGACCGCCAACATTACCTGCAGATAATATATCTGAGACAGAAGGTGGAGAGGGTGGATTGGTTAGATGGTCTGAATGAAATTTTGAACTCCATCTAATTTTCAGAGTCAGCATACTATATGTATTATTTGTTATATACCACTTTTCATATAAAGGAATGTTATGTGGTGCATCTGACCCATCAGGTACAATAGAAAGAGTGGAGGATGTATCCATTGTCATAATAGGCCAAGTACCAGTTCCTCCAGGATTAACAATATCACCACCATCTATATATTCGATAGAATAAGTATATACATAATCTTCTGTTGTAGGGCAGTTATATCCAGTTATACCTGCTATTGGGGCAGTTACACCTGTGAGACTACATGGAGTAAGACCACCTATATTTATTTCTGCAATACCTTCAGAACCACCACAAACCCAACCATCAGCACCAAACTGTCCTGAAGTTTCTATACGACATGAATCCCAAGGAGTATATCCTGTTCCAGGAATAACATAATTAACAGTAAATCCTGCAAAGTTAGAATCTCCATTTTCACTCCAAAAATCATTGTCTCCATCAAATGCATGATAGTAAACATTTCCTGTAAGACTTGCAAGACAAGCACTCGCTTTTGTTGAGTACTTACCACCACTACCTGCACATGGAGTAGCACCATTCATTTGCCAAGCGGCATCTGGAACTGTGGTAGAGACACCTTCACAACACGCTGAACTTGCTGAACTACCTGAACTACTTGGAGGTACATAAGACCCTGAACTATCAGAAGGAGATGAAGATCCAGATGTACCAGAATCTCCAGATGTACCAGAATCTCCAGATGTACCAGAATCTCCAGAATCTCCGGAAGAATCTCCAGAAGAATCAGAACTTGATGAAGAATCATTTAATTCTGGAATATATATTACACTACCATCATCTTCATCTAAAGAAACATATACTTCACCACCACCACCTCTAATACAACTCCCATCCTCACAACAAGGATAAACACTATCTATAATAGATATATTTTCTATATCAGACAAAGAAACACTATCAGCAGAAACTAATTCTTGTCTTTCCCAAAACACACCATTAATATCTCTAAAAACTTTAGCATTTAAAGTATTAGGAAGATACTTAACGTTTATTGTCTCATCACTCACTATCTAATCTCCTAGAAAAGAATTTTATCTGATTCTGTATCTATTTCTAAATTATTTCTCTCTCTTATTTCTTCTTCCTCTGTTACTGGTTGAATATATCCCAATCCTTCAGAAGAAACTAATCTTGGAACTGCATGGATCTCATAGAAATATTTATACAATAAGTGTTGGAAATCTGGTGCAGTCTTAATACCAACTACTTCATAATGAATATTATTGAATCTTGTTTTAATAATATCACCTTCTTGTACTTCTATTCTATGTCTTTCTTCTTTAGTTCTATCAGCATCTATAGTATATGTATCTTCGTCAACCAGATATCCTTCTTCAATAAGTTGATTTTTAATAGTATTTTTTACAGTTGATATATGAGCATAAAGAATTATTTCTTCTTCATCTGAAATCTTACCATGAGCACCCATTCTTTGACTTTCTGAAGTTACCTCCCAAATACAATCAATTTGAACAGGTGGGAATTCATATTTTTTAAGAGGATCTTCACCCCATACATTCTCAGGATCAAACTTAGTCATTATATATAGATCACATGCATGACCAAATTGTTTAATATAATCACCTGCTTGACAATCAATCATCTGTCCCTCAGTAGGATTTGAATAAACATCATACTGACAATTACCACTTCCAGGATCACTGCTTATTTCACAAACATAACTACCAACAAGAGTAACACCGTCTACACCATACTCATGACCAACTACAACGTACTCTGGATCAGGATATTCAAATCTCCCTTGTTCACCCATCCATGATGCATCACTTATTATATCTTCTAAAGTTGGCGCAGTTACAATACCTTCAAATTCAGTACCGTCTGTTCCATAACCAACATTGTTTAGAACTTCACTAGGATCTGGTAGAAAAAGAGTTCCAGTTTCTTCAATTGTAGTATATGGTGAGAAAGTTCCAACTAAGTTACCCTCGTCATATTCTACTCCGAAGAATACATCTGCAACACCTGGAAAGTCCGGATCAAGAGGGACTGCTGTTACATCATCAAAACCAACCCATTCTGAATTATTTCCCGACGCATCTACATGTTGTATAGAGTATGAGACGCTTGATGCAGAAATATTTTCTTCTTCCCATGAATTACTTTGACTATTAGCAGTTGAAAGTCCTCTTGAAAATACCCACCATTCAGTTGGAATTGATAATACCCATTCGGAAAGTCCAGATACTTTTGCTAAGTAATAAGAAACACCATCAACTATTCTCCGTAGTCTCGATGTAGTTGTTGGTCCTTCCGGAGATTGGTTCCACCACATTCCCCACCTTTCTCCTGATCCTTGTTTCGCTCCGGTTGGGTGTGTAGGTGATATTATATCCGGATACTGGGAGGCAAGGCTAAAGAAGCTCAAGATCCCACCTGCCGCGCCTGTCAATGTCAATTGATACTTGGCTGTCTGTAGATCGGTATTCGTGAATGCAATCAACTGGGCGAGGCTCAACTCTGAACCGTTGAAAGTTACGGGCGGTTCGTCTGTTGTAAGCTGGTAGGTTGCTGTCGTGCTAGTTAGCCCAACCGCCGCCGTACTGTTATCAGCCGCGAGTCCGGCGGTCCAATCGTGGGGGAAGGTGACGGTTGCAGGAGCAACA